CGCGCCGCACCAGCGCAGCAACACCTTCCGGCTTTGCCCGGTTCACGCGCAGAATTTCGGGGTGCTGTCGGAATCGGTGCTCGGGCTCGATGAGCAAGAGGCGTGCTGCCACGTCTCGTTTCCCACCATCTCCCGCCTCGACGGCCAGCTCAAGCAGATCGACCACCCGCGCCGCAAGCAGATCATCGAGCAGTGCGTGGAGGCGCGCCAGCACAAGGAGGATGAGGAGGAGCCGACATTCCTGCATCAGATGGTGGTCGGCGGGCTGCAGCCGCTCGGCAACGTCGGCGACGTGCCCGAGGCCGCCGGCATCGTCCAGGTGTTCGGCCTGCCGTCGCCGTGGCGCCCGCAAAAGCACTTCGACCCGATGAACCAAACGGTGCGGCACTGCGAATTGTGGGTGCAGGACCAGAACCGCGACGGCGACTACTCGACCCTGCAGCTGATCTATCCGGACATCTTCATCGAGGGCGACGTCACCCGGCGCAACCTGTCGCGGGTGCCGGGCCACACGCCTTTCGTCAAGGTGCAGCCGCAGGCAACGCCCGGCTATTTCTGGGGCCGCTCGATCATCGCCGACGTGCAGATGCTGCAAGACGTGCTGACCAAGCGGCTGCGCGATCTCAAGGTCATGTGGGACCGCAACGTCAACGCACCGCAAGTGCTGTCGGGTTTCTCGTCGGTCACCGAGGAGATGTATTTCAAGATCATCAACGAGGGCGGCTTTCTCGCCGACCCCAACCCCAACGCCAAAGCCAACAAGCTCTCCGAGCCGCCGCCGCAAGGTGCCCTGGAGGAAATCCAGTTCCTGCTGCAGCTGTTCGACGACGCGGGTGGGTTCAGCCCTATAATGTCCGGTCAGGGCGAGCCCGGAGTCCGGGCGGGCGTGCATGCACAAACGCTCGTCCGGACTTCATCGCCGCGTTTGATCGACCAGGCGGCGCGCGTCGAGCGCCAGCTCGCCGACTGCGGCTACATCAGCCTGCGCGTCATGCAGAGCGAAGACGCGCTGATCTACACGACCGACAAGGGCATCGAGTTCACGCTCAAGATGCTGCCGGACAATTTCCAGGTTCAAGTCGACAGCCACTCGGCCTCGCCGGCCTTCGCCGAGGACAACCGCCAGGTCGCCATCGCGCTCGCCCGCGCCGGCGCGATCGACGCCGAGGACCTCATCCACATGCTGCACCCGCCCGGCGCCGAGCTGCTGCTCGCCAGGCTGCGCCAGCGCGAGAAAGCGCAGGCCAAGGCCGCCGAAAAGAAGGAAAACAAGGAAACGCTCCTGCAGCTCGTCACCGGCAAGACGCCCAAGAGCGGGGCCGGCCGCACCGCCAAGAAAGGCCGCTAGTTGCCAGAACGCGCAGACGGCGTTAATTTCCCGCGTCGGTTTCGGTTCTCGTTTCCTCCCTGGACCGACGAAACTACCCGGGTGCCCGGAGGTGTGGAGGGTCGGTCCCCACCGCCCCCAGCGCTCAAGACCCCGCACCCTCGGGGACCCGGGCATCGACTTGCGCGCGCTTCTGACCGGACGAGCGCAAATCGAGAGTTTGAAAGATGGCCAACATCGACGGCGCTCCTGCGCCCGATGAAGCCGGTCCCGGTCCCGGCGCAGGCGGCCCTGGCGGCGGCCCCCCTGGCGGCGATCCGTCAGGCGGCGGGCTTCTCAGCGCGTTGCGCGCCCAGCAGTCAGGCCCCGAACAGTCGGCGCCAGGCCAGGGCGACCAGGCCAACAGCCTGCTCATGCTCAAGAACGCGATCGATCTCATCCAGCAGGCGCTGGCTGGCCTCGATCCTGGCAGCCCGCCACACCGCGATGCGCTCAATGCGCTGCGTCAGCTGTCGCGCCACCTGCCGCAAGGCGCACCGAGCGCAGGTGCGCAGCAAACCCAGCTCGGCGACATCCTGCGCATGATCGGCCGCTCGGGGCTGCTGCAGAGCTTGCGCGGCCGGCAAAAGGGCGGCGGCGGCGGGCCACCGGCGCCGATGCCCTCCACCCCCCTGCCAGGAGCTTGAAGACGATGGCACAGAACCGTTCCTACGATCCCCCGATCACGTCGCCCCCCGAGACACCCCCGCGCACCATCCTGCAGGTCGACACTCAGTCGGAAGTGTCAGAGTGGGGCGCGATCCCGGCCGTGGTGCCGAAGCCTGAAGGCGGCGTGCCGCTGCAGCCGCGCATCGTCGGCAAGACCAACAACAACTGAGGCGCCCGATGCCCAAAGAAGTGAGCGACGAGGAATATGCGTACCTGATGGGGCGCAAGCAGGTCGCCGACTTCATCGAGCCGATCTACAACGACCCGGTGCTGTCGAAGGACGCCAAGCGGCTGATCAAAAAGAAGTACCCCAACGTCAAAATCCCCGACCTCGAAATCGAAGAGATGGTCGAGAAGCGTTTCGCTGACGAGGACAAGCGCCGCGACGACGAGACGAAAAAAACCACTCGCGAAACGCAGGAGGCGAAGTGGAAGGAGTCGCGCGCCAAAGTGCAGAAGGAATACGGCTTCACCGACGAGGGCATGAAGGACCTGGAGGCCTTCATGCTTGAACGCAACGTCGGCGACTACGAGGTGGCGGCGAAGTACAAAGCACCCGCTTCGCCGCGCGCCTCGGAGCCGACCTCGCGTCACGGCGAGTCGTGGGGCTACGGCGGCAGCAACGACCAGTTCAAGGAAATCGCCAAGGACCCCGAAGCGTGGGGCCGCGGCGAAATCTTGAAGGCCCTCAAGGCCGACCAGGACCGGGCAAGACAAGCTTATTAGCGGAGGTTCCACATGCCCATCTTAGGGGCCGGCCTGATTCCATCAGGGCCGATCGGTCTTGAACTCGAAGCCACCGTGCGGCGCGTGTTCGCGCAGATGGTGGTCGTTCTCATCTACAGACAAAACCCGCTGCTGGCGCTGTTGCTGCGCAACGCGATCCGCGCCTCGGGTGGCGTCTCGCCGTACACCCAGCCGGTGCAGACCGGCCAGTATGTCGAGTCGTCGTGGATTGGCCCGGCCGGCCAATTCAACATCCCGCCCGATGTCGCTGCGACCGTCAACGCCGAGTTCAACATGTGCGCGCTGGCGACGCCGGTGACGAGCTACGGGCTTGAGCAGCTGGTGACGCAGGACGCCGTCGCGGTGTGCTCGCGCCTCATGCTCAAAATGAACGACATGAAAAACTCGGCGCTCAAAGCGCTCACCGAAGCGCTGTTCACGTCGTCGGGCGCCAACGTGCTGCAGATGTTCGGTCTCTTAGATGCGTATGGCAACGCGACCACGGCGCCGGTCTATGGCGGCCTCGATCGCACCGTTTATCCGCAGTGGCAGGGCCTGGTGGTGCCGACGGCCGGCAACGTGCTGACGCGCCAGTTGTTCATTCCCAACATGCTGCGGGCGGCTAAGAACTCGGGCGGCGAAGCGCTCGACTTCGTGGTGATGAGCGTCGAAGACTGGACCACGCTGATGACCGACTTCATGTCGATCGAGCGCTACAACAACGACCCGTCGTCACGCTGGGGCAAGGACGACCCCGTCAACTCCGGATTCAGGGGATTGCTGCTTGGCGATACACCGATCTTCTTCGATCTCAACTGCCCGCAAGGCACTGCGATCGGCTTCAACAGCAAGTACATCACCCTTGTCGTCCACGAGGACGCCAATTTCGCCTGGACCGGGTGGTACTCCACGATCCCTCAAGGTCAGATCAGCAGCGTGGGTCTCACCCTCACCGCCCTCAACCTTGTCTGCTCAAAACCGAGCACTGGCCTCCTCCTTGAGGGCATTACAGGCGGGACTCCGCTCGGGTGATTGATGCTTGCGCAGTACATCACCGATGTCCGCGACTACCTCAACGACATGCAGGGGCAGTTTTTCCCCGAGGCGACGCTGGCGCGCTTCATCAACCGCGCGCGCCGGCGGGTCGCCTACGCTTCCGGGTGCGTGCGCATCATGCCCGACGGCGTCAAGACCCACCGCCTACAGGAGTCATACCCATTTTCCGATTGGCTGAGCGCCTGCCAGAAACAGCACCGATCCGTCCAGTCTATCTTGGCTTGCCGGTCACTATCGGTGGCGATCGGAGTCGGCGGCTGGAAACCGATG